ATACTGATGTAATCTCTAAAACTATTGTAGTGCTAGCGCTTAGACTGATGAAGGCGGCTGATTCATATGGGTATGATCCACCGCTTGCAATGTCGTCATAACTAGCTCCATAGGTTCCGTATTCTGTACCACCTGCAGTCACTGCGAAACGATAAGTCATGTTAGGATTGCTCGAAGATGTGAAGTCACCAATACAAGTTCCTCTGATGTAATACTTCCCCGCTGGCAATGTCACCGACTCATACCAATTGGTCTCACCGCTTAACAGATTAAGAGAAGCGCCAGTGATTGAATTGTAGGGACTAGCAGAGTAAAAGCAGACTTCTTCACCTGCTGTTAAAGTCCGAGGATAATTATCAGTTCCACCGTCGCCGATGAATACCACTTGAGGATCTGCGCCCGATGGGCTCGGTCTATCAGTTACAACGAAATTAGATCCATCATAAACTAGGTACTTATCAGCCGCTAAAGTCCCGCTTATGTCGCTGAGATTAGCCAAGTTGACAGTGACTTCACTTTCTCTATTCGGCTCTGACCCTGCTGCTTTTATTTTATTATGACTCATCAGATGATCTCCCAATTTGTCCCAGTTGAAACGAGCGTTATGGCTGAGTATTGAACATCCATCGTATAGTCTGTGGTCGACCCATCAATCGTTTGTGTCTGTGGGTCTATTGTGATTGTACCTGTACCCATGTTCTTTACTCTAATCTCAGCGCCTGCGCTCACTCCGCTTGTGGGTAGCGTGATTGTGAATGTACCTGTGCATGAGTAGTGATAGCTTGCTTGAGCGTTAGCAGGGTCCGCTGTGATTGCTGAGTAAGTCCAACCACCGCCGCCGCTAGCTTGATCGACCCAAGCAAGATTACCAGATGCGTCGGTCTTCAGAACTTGGCCATCGGTGCCATAAGCATTTGGGAATGTCAGAGTATAGCTAGCCGCCGCTGAGTGTGGAGGCCCTTTGAGCGTTATACCATGACTGTTTTGCTCACAGTTGAGGACTAGTCTACCGCTGCCACTTGTCGCATTACCCTTGATTTTAAATGAGCCTGTACCGTTTGGATCAACTTCGATGTCTCCGTTTGAGACTGAAACAATGTCTTGACCATTAACGTCAAGCGGCCCAGAGAGCTGTGGCGTCGTATCTTCTGCTAGATCAGCAATAAAGCCGCTCGTCGTGTTATCCATATCGCTAAGATCGAGTGAAGCAATATTAGAAGGTACAAGCGCTTTATCAGTCGCGGTCGCGGCGGCGGCTTCAGCGTTAGTCGCGATCTCAATGATGCCCTCAACAGTCTCACTCGCTGAGGCTACTGAGGTAATGAATCCACTATCATTGTTAAACGATGAAAGATTGACCGCTGATAATGCAGTTGAGACCGCTTGGTTTGATCCATTGCCTAAAAAGATCTTTCCATCATCGAGGTTAGGTGTCGCATTGGATCGACCCGCGCCGCCTGCCTTGATGATGCCTGCCGAAGCGTCAGCCCTAACAACTCTACCGATATTCTGAATCAGATTAGTCTCACCGGTTGGAGCTGTATTAGTCAAAGCTCCGGCCGTAGCCGCGCTGATAAACACTGTATCATTGGCTGATAATGAATAGGTGGTTGTATCGTAGTCTGTGAGATTGCCAAATGTCACAATCTCAACATCAGCCGCCGCGTTAGCTGTCGCATAGACAAGACCGAAGGCCGGCATAGTTGAAGCGCTGTTTGCCCTTGCAAGCTGAACCTCTGGGACTGTGCCACTAACACCGCTTATATATACCGCCTGGCCCTTGGTGATCTGTGCGCCTTGAGCGTTCTTAGCCTTAAATCTAATAGCTCCATTCATGTCTCCGTAATAGGAGATATAGCGGTTATCTTCATCACCTATAGTGTGCGTCGCGTCAGCATCAGGGATAAGGTCAGCGCCAATACTGATATCACCTGCACCCGCCGGATTAATCAACACGTTGGCATTGCCTGCGCTTGTTATCGAGTTACCGTTTACATCGAGATCACCGCCAAGTTGAGGAGTAGTATCTTGGACAATCTCAGAGAGGCCGCCACTAGCCGCCGCTTCAGCTCCCCATGATGTAGTTGCGTGATCATACGTCAAAACGTAGTCATCGATATCAACGCCCGCTGTATAAGCAACGTCACTTAGATCATCGAGGCCGGCAGTAGATGCTAAGAAGTCAGAGCTTGCAGATGTGGACGCTGTGCCTAGACCAAGATTAGATCTAGCTGTAGTCGCGTTGTTTAGGTCACTGAGATTATTGGAGACCTGCAAGAAGTCGGTTGAGGCCGCTGTGCTTGCTGTGCCTAGGCCTAAATGACCTCTAGCAGTAGTGGCGCTTGTAATGTCTCCAAGGTTATTGACCACCTGTAAGAAGCTAGTGCTTGCAGATGTGGCCGCTGTGCCTAGTCCTAGATTCGTTCTAGCTGTGCCAGCGTTGTTAAGGTCGCTTAGGTTGTTAGACACTGCCAAGAAGTCAGCGCTTGCAGATAATGCCGCTGTCCCTAGTCCTAGATGACCTCTAGCAGTAGTTGCGCTTGTGATGTCTCCAAGGTTATTGACCACCTGTAGAAAGGTAGTAGAGTCTTCTGTGCTAGCTGTGCCTAGCGTGCCAAACTTGGTATCAATCCCTGAGAGATGGCCGTCTATGTTAGCGTTTGCCGCTGTGTAGTTAGACGCTGAGTGATCAGCCGCCAAGTCATTACCGCTTAACACAACCGCACCGGTCAATGTGTTGACTGAGGTTACTTGGTCGGTGTTGTCAATTTTATCGATCTTAGCGTTATCAACTGAACCGCCCATGTCAGCATTGATAAGGAGATGGTCACCAACTGCCCAGGTCTGACCGTAAATAGTACCGGCTACACTGATCACATAAAGATCACCCTGTGAAGCATTGGCGATTGATGGAGCGCCGGTGGTCGCATTGAAAGCGCCTTGATAAGTGAGGCCGGTTGCAAGTGTGCCTAGCTTTGTGTCAATGCCGCTTAGATGGCCGTCTACGTTAGCGTTGGCCGCTGTGTAGTTTGAAGCGCTATGGTCTGCCGCTATGTCATCACCGCTGACGACTACAACACCTGTCTGACCATTGACTGAATCAACCGCACCGCCACCACCGGCACCTGTGAATGTATCTGTCTTGATAGCCATGATCTCTCCTTATCGGTTGAAGCCGGCAGTAATGACAACAGTGTCACCGCCTGCGCCTTTAGCGTAAGCAATTGAGGTGACATCAGCGCCGCCTGATAAGGCTTGAGCGTCAACTGAGAACTGACCCAAGATTGAGAGGATGCCGTCTGTGTTTGTCTTCCCATCACCTGCGCCGCCCGCCGCTCTTAGCTTAAGATGAGTCAAGGCTGAGGTTGATGAGCTCGTCACATTCACAAAAGCAAACTGAAGACCATTGGCCAACTGTGTGCCTGTGATTGTGTCATAGAATTCATTACTCGATAGAGTGTGCCAATCTGTATCATTGACGCTTGATGCGTTATATGAAGCGACAATCTGACCGGCGCTTGCTGGATTACTGACTAATAGTTTGCTCATTTTTTTTTACCTCAGTTTGTGTTTGTGCGTTGCGCTTGCTCATCACATTCGCGCCGGCATAGATAAAGAATAGTGTGTCAATTAGGCCTAACACTTCAGTGTGTGCTTTATCGAGTAGGGCCAACAGTAGGCAGCACCCAAGCGTAGTATAGAAAGCTAGGGCTTTGCGGCCACCTGCTTTGTCTAGTAGTTTAGCTTGCTGTTCATTCATCGAAGTCATCGGCTAATAACCTATAGACATGAGCGAACTCATTAATTGTTCTTTGGCGCTTGATTACTCCCTCACCGTTTGATCCATCGCCAAGTTCACCATGAGCGTTCCCCTCAATGGTAGTGATGTAGCCCTCTTCAATGGTCGAGGAATCAACACATAGAGTTATATGATCACCTTGCATTGATCGTTTTGAAGTAAAGACCACCACAATATCACCTGGCTGTACCTTCTGACTTGCGATCTTTCGTGAGGTCTGACCCCAATTGGAATACATACGATAGCATGAAGGGAAGATTTTCTTCCTTATGTCGTATTTGACAGCAGTGTGACACCAAGCGGCGAAAGCTCCACACCATGCAAACTGTCCGTTCCTTACGTAGTCCTCTTCCCAACTCCAACCAATACCCTGTGAGCTCTTGATATAGAGATTGATTCGTGGTGAGGGATCGACGACGACCTCCTCGAACTCGGCCCATGCTCTGACAATCGCTTGATGGATCTTGTCTGATAATGCCGGAGTGTCAAAACGATTATAGGCGGCAGTCGGTAACTCTTTAACATCAAGCCGCGCTTGATTGACTGAGCGTTCAAGCCGTCTTATCTGATGATTGAGATCTTCTATTCTTGTCTCTAATTCTACTTTAGTCGGCATATCAACTATACTCCTGAGCTTCTATGTTTGAGTTTATCACATCTGATGAGTTAGCCAAATAAGCATCAAGTCTATGTGTTGCGCTTGCGTTGGCGTATGTAGTCGGTTCAAGAGTTCCACCGGTGACAGTGAGACCATGAGCCGCTGTAAATGTTATAGTGTTACCGGTGATTGATTGGATCTCTAGTCCAAGTGTTCCTGAATCATGATCACCGACAGGCAGATAATCGACAGTATCACCAGCTCTAAAGAATAAGGCATCATCTATCCCGCTTTCTGAATAGTCGTCTGTGTTGACTGTGACGGTGGTTGTGGTCGGTATGGTTGCAACTGTGGCAGTAGCATTCCAAGCGACCGGTGAGAGTCCGGTGGTTAATAACTCAAGGTCACAACCCTCACTCATGAGCTCTTGATGAATCGAGCGAATCATGGCTATACCATCAGTCACTCCATAGTCATCTCCATATCCTCTAAGATGAGGTGATGAGCATTGAACGTATGAGCCGAGATCTAAGAACGCGCTCTTACCTGTGCCGATTGAACCGCGCCAAACTCTCAGAGGATTAGAGAGTATGTTAAATATTCGCTGTGATGGTGGGAGGAACTCAGCGTATACATCGCCGGCGCCTCTTCCGAACTGATCAGACGATACACCTGGCAGACTAATATTGATCTTTGATCGCTCGCCGCCATAGCGCTGAATCGCTTCATGGTTATTAAAGAAGACCTCTGAATGATACTTGTCTTCAGTGGGGTCATAGTCATACTCATATTTGATCTGAGTCACTATGTCTTCGTAACTGTCCCAATGGGGGGGAGGATCAGCCAACCAATCTTCAGCGCCGATAGTTAACGATACATCAGCCGCCCTCTCCGCTCCCATGGGTGTCAGAGTAATCTTACTTTCACCGGTGGAGCTCCTCTTCATAACGATACAAGCACCAAGAAGTTGGAGCAGGTTATTAATCATCTCTCTGACGTCTGCACCTATACCGAGAAACTGACCGCTTATGGTGAACGGACTTGAAGCGTCAATGGCTAGAAATGAAGCCTCATCAACTTCAGTCAATGAGATATTGCACCCTGTGGAGAATACATCATAAGCGCCGTTGACGTTATCACCACCGCCGCTTGTTAAGAGTTGGAGTATTGCTTCACCTGGTCTTATGCTATCGAAACGACCGCCGTTGGTGATTAGGGTCCTCTCACCTTCTGACCAATCAGCGAATGATCTACTGTTGTCTAAATAGTTTAGATTGAGATGAACATAATAACCGACATTAGCGCCGCCAAATGTAGCGATCGTCTCATGTGTAGCATAGAGTACTTGCTCTTTCATGGTCTGTGATAGTCGGTCATAGTACATGATTGATAGAGGTACATTATCAGAGCCTAGAGAAGAGGGGAGGCCAAGCGACTCCTCAACTAATATTCGACTCTCTCTCCTTTGATAGTAGCCTTGTGCTATGTCCCTTATCTCATGTGCTGAGTTTGGTTGATCGGTAGTTACATTGAACTCTCGGAAGGCCGGTCTAGTTTCATCAATAGGATCGCCTAGACTGTAGTCAATCGGGAACCATAGTCTGTTTGATTTTCTAGGTAGCAGATCACCCGCTGTGTCACCGCTCCACCTTCTAGCGCCGGACGCCAAGAGCTCCTCATAAAACTCAAATGTCTCCTTGTCTGTATAAAAGTATAGAGATGAATCAACATCACTATCTGATAGTTTTCTAAGAATGAGCTTATTGTCTTCTGTGAGTCTCCAGCTGACAGCGCCGCCGGCGTCTCCTTGCGTACTTGTTGGTCCGCTTGTCTCTAATGTATCATTGATCACATTAGGCCATTGATAGACCCCATCTAGTTTGAACCGCTTGACCTCTGCTCTAGTAGGAAAGTCAACCTTATCAGCTCTTTGAATGATTGCTGTAGTGGCTGCCCCTGAAGGCGTTGAGTCGAGTGACAGTCTAAGCACATCAACACCGGCAGAGATAACCTCAGTGATTGCTGTAGGGTAGATCGGCATTCTTAAGATTGCCGTCAATGTCCCTCTTGGGTATCGAGGGTGAGAATCAGCGGTGTATGGTTGGCCGCTACTATCGAGACCTGTTGGTAGCGTCAAATCAAAGTCTTCAAGAAGGGTATTAGTGCTTTTGATTAAGTGTAGAGTGTTAGCTGTATTCGTCGCAGTAGTATCAATGTCATATCTAACACGATGAAAAGGGTCTTCAATGCTCATGGCATATTCAAGCGCCGAACCGTTAACACCATCATAGAAATGATAACCATGAAGTAGTCTAGTTTGATTCAAGCCCTTATCGACTACTACCTGATCTATAAGAGCGACCAACGGAACCAGTGAAAGGCTGATAGTGTCACCTTCTTCAATGGTCGGTGTGCTCTCTATCAATCCGTTGACTATAGTTATCCATGAGCTCACTGATCCATCAGGGAACTTATGAGCCATATAGAGTTTCGCTCTTCGACCTCTGAAGGTTGTGATCTCAGTGGTGATCTCGGGAACTGATACACCCTCAAGGTCAATCGAGTGAGCTTGTGTAGCAGTGTTGGCAGCCCCTCGACCGCTTGGAGTGAGGAGGATAGACGCGCTCGCTTGATTAACTCTAACAGTCTCAGCGCCGATGTGCATTAACCGAGGAAAGCTCAATGCGGTTAGGTTAGTATCTACATTTATACTCTGTTGTTCTCTGTCTACATTTGAAGTGATCTTAGCTTTAGTAGATACAGACCGCGCCCCACATCGACCAAAGACCACGCCGGCATCACTCGACCCGCCGCGCTTATCAATGCCAAGTGTCACCGTGATCGGTTGATATTCACCTATTCCACCGCTTGGATCAATCGATGCTCCAAAAGCACTGACTGAAGTGATCCCTTCAACATTTACAAAGTCGATACCGGTGGCAATAGTAGACGATAAGCCACTGACACCGCCGCCGCTGTGATAACGATAGATGAGGCCGCCCACTTCAAGAGCAAAGATCCTCCGGCCATGATCAGATGTAATACTCATGGTGTGACCTCCAATTGATAAACATCATAGATATGACACGCCACAAGGCTGAGACTATTAACAGTCACCTTGATGTTTAATAGATCGCCTCGATTAGTTGAGGGAATGATTAGCGGTCTAGGTGAGTCAAGGGGATCAGTCACCAATGGGTTACCAGGTGTTTGTATTCGGCAACCGGTGAAGGCGAATTGATCCGGCGGGACCGCTTCACCTAATGGGGTATTGTATGAAATGAGCTCATCGGGTGCAGTGAACTCAATACCATAATCAAGCACAGTGCCGGAGTAACTGTTTGAACCGGTGGCTCTTACCTCAGCCTTAATGCTAACTGATCCGGCCGTATTGTCACCACCATAAACAAAGAACAAAGCAAGCGCCTCACTCAATACAGTTGATTGATAGAGTAGGTTGTACTCATAGGTCTTGTAGCTTGTGAGAACTCTAGTCCCTGTACTTAATCGAGCGCCGAACTGCTCACCGCCCCATAGGCTGTTATAGGTAGAATGAGCAAACTGATATTGGGCAGTGCCTAGAAACTTACAGTGTGATAGTTGTGCAAGCGCTGAGGCCATTTGTCCAACGGTCCCGCCCATCACTATTTGGTTATTATAGCAACCATCTTTAGAAGGCATCTTTCGGAGTGTTGAAGGTATCAGCATTTATACACCTATAATCACAAGACCGGCGACATAGCCGGTGGCGCTTGGTAGTCTTGAAGGGCTTGCCACTTGGTCATTGTCTTCATCTGCTCCAGCTCTATAAACTGACAGGCCGAACTGATCAGAGATTGATAACTCATCTTGAGTGAGGTCTATATCAAACTCACTCCAACCGCCGGTGGTAATCGCTAGCGCGTTATTCATGATATTGATTGTGAAGTGATCAGCGCTTGATGTGATATTAAGAGCTCTAACATAGACCTTCACTGTTAACTGATTCTCAGTAGTACCTGAGAAGATCGCCGCCGGTGCATAGAATGAAGAGAGGTCACCAACACCAATAGCCCTTGGTGGAGCTCCTACCGCTGAGATTGCGCCACTTGAAGAGGCCCCCTCAACGCCGGACCAACTAAACAAGATCCTGCCTCTTGCTCTGAGAGTGTTGATATTCTCAATGGTCTCCACTCCAAAACGAGCGGTCAATGGGAGGTCAGCGCCAAGTCTGCCTACTCCTTGCGGTATGAATGAATCACTACCCTGTGAGAATGAACCGGTGGTCAGTGGTGAAGTGAGCGCTTGCCAGTTGGCTTGAATCCCAAGGATAGTTACCTCTTGACCGCTTGGCGCTTTGACACTCAGCCTCACCACTGCGGTCTCTTGTGTTGACCCTGTGACGGTGACAGTCCCTGAGTTGAATGAGGAGATATAGCGGTTTTGATCTGTGATGCTGATCTCGGTTGAGACAGTGCTTGCACCTATGATCACTTCAATCTTAGCGGTCCCATTGGCGGCAGTTGGACAAAAGCCTTGAATGTTGATTGATAGCGTTGTGTGCTTATCGCTTAAAATTGGGATTGTCCACTGTGCCATCTGCACATAAGACGTTGAGTCTTGAATAAAACAGCTATCATCAAAGATCTGATTGATTACATTGTGGCAGCCACCAACGGCGAAAAGGTAATTCTGTATATCGCCTAATCTGCTTAACTCAGTTGTCCTCAGAGTCTGTGAAGCGGTGACCCTGCCGGGGTCAACTAGTGTTGGTGGTGATGTGTATGAGTTACTCATAGATGCTCAATCTCCACGCTCACAGGGACTCTTCTTCTCAGTCGTGTTGGATAGCTTAGATCAAAGTCAGAGGTTAATAGACTCCCTCTGATTCGACCTTGGTCTCCATTATCCTCTGAGGTAAAGAGTAGGTCATAAGCCGCTTGACTTCCTACCACTTGAGCTGTCCTCAGTGACCGCCTTGAATCTCCCCATCCTTGATAAAAGTTTATTCTCTCACCTGGTGCGACTAATGGCAGGAACCTATTTGAGAAATGCTTGTAGTCATCTGACTCATCTAGCAGTGCATCAAGGTCAAAGCGTAGATCTGAAACAACGTATGAGCCTATTGAGTTCGACACATAGCCGCCGCCGATCTTACGTCTACTCTGCCCCATGTTCTCGACTCTAAGATGTAACGATTGATAGGGCCTTGATGGTATTAGAACCGCCGCGTTCTTATGTGTAGATATAAGCCTCTCAAAGCTGCCATCTGTGACAGGTGACTCATTACCGGTGAACCCTAGCAGATCCCTCAATGCTGTTGAGGTCCACACGATATCGCCCGCGCTTGTCGGGTAATAGCATTGAGTGAATCCATCATCAGTGATTGTCCAACTGATAGTTGTTGTGCTCATAGCTGAGTTATCAAGCGCTGTTAGTGATGAGATTGAGAAGTCATCAGAGTCAGTTTGACTGTTCCTTAAGAAGGTTGTGACATCTTGAAGGTCAGGCTTGTCTTGAGGGAAGGTGAATGTTCCCGATGACCCGCCTATCTCGCTGATAGTGTAAGAGCAATCATCAAGGGCGATCATTCCTCTAGTCCAATCGTTGGGAGCTGTAGCGACATAGACAGAACCTACTAGCACAGATCCAACTGTGCCTGACCCAATGCCTAAAGGATCAGTTGACCCTGTTGAGTTAACTGTAAATGGGAGCTCACCGGTGATCGTTACTTTGTCACTCGCATTGAGTGTGATCGACCATTGAGCAGTATCGCCAAAAGTCTTATCTGCTCTTAACTGACCGGTCCCATAGATCGCTGACTCGCTCTCTCTATTATTAAGAAAGAAGAGTACATCTTCATATATGTCCGAGCTTGCATAAGTGGGAAGGTTGACCGCTGTTGATGATCTAGTGAAGGCCTCAGCACCGCTCAAGCCACGAAGATCAAAAGCAGAGAGAAGGGCAAACTGTGGAGCGGGATTGTTTAATGGCATTAGAAAGCTCTCCTTGGTGCGCCTCTTCGTCTAGTATTCTGAAGATTTGTTATGCGATCTGCAAGCGCTACCTCAGCCGCTCTTTGTGTGTCATATATCACAGCGCCGCCAAAGTTTATATTGAAGGTCATGCTTGACTCCTCAGCGGTCTCTCTCTCTGGGGTCGGTGCAATCTGTGGAGATCCTGTCGGTGAAGCCGCCGCGCTACTGCCACCACCACCACCGCCAAGCGCTTTACCTGTTACACCTGCCGCTACGCTTGCACCGGCAAAGAGAGCCGAGGCCTTAAAGTGTCCGGCCGCTGTCGCTTGCCCTCCAGGTATAAACAAGGCCGCTGTACCCTTGGCGAGCTCCATAAGACTTTGAATGGCCGCTTGTCTACCAAGCGCTATAAGTATTTGACCGGTTGCCTCACTGAATGATTCACCAAAGAGTAGAGAGCTATAAGCTGCCTCAGCTAATCCCGCGCCATATTGATTGGCGAACTCACCGACCTTTTCAATCTGTGCATCTATAGATTGATTGATAATGTTTTGTCGCTCGATGGCCTGCCGTCTATTGAGTTCTGTGATCTCTTCTTGAGTATGCTCATTCATCTCTAGTTCGCGAGCATACTTAAGTTCAAGAAGCGTCAACTCTTTAGAGGTAGAATCTTTCCTTAGCTCAGCATCAAACTCCATCGAGTCATAGATGAGGTTTGCCCTTTGCTCGGCTTGCCTCTTCTCAGCCTCCAACCTTCTAGCCGCCTCCTCTTGAGCTTGCATATCTCTAGCCGCCTGCTCTTCTTGAGCAATAAGAGTCACTTGGTTCTCATATTGCTTTACCGCCGCCAAGATCTTATTAGCGTTACCCTTAGCCAGCTTGACCTCTTCTTGATACCTAAGATTCAAGACCTCAACAGCACTAGCGCCATTGATCTTGATGTTCTCTATCTCTAAGGCTCTGATCTGTTGGAGCTCTGCTTGTAACTGTTCCTCTTTGGCTAATCGCTTGGCCCTTGCCGCCGCTCTCCTTGCTCGGCTTTGAGCCATGCTCCTTGCTTCTTCAGCGGCTGTTTTATCAGCGGCCGCCTTGTTCATATCTGCTAGATCTTTAGCCGCCGCCTCATTGATGATCCTCTCTTGAGGGATTAGGTCAAGCGCTTCCTTAGCTTCCTTGGCTCTTTTTCTTAAGTATTCTAATTTCTCCTCGTTTGCCTTTAGCTCTATGTTCGCTAGGGCTCTCGCTTTTTTTTGTCCATTTTCATAGACCTTAGCCAAGTGTTCTGTAAGTATTGTCTGCTTTTCAAGTAGTCGAAGACTGTCGACCTTAGCCTCATTCTCCTTGATGATTGCTAAGAGTGACTCAGCTGACATCTCCTCGAACTTCTGTTCAAGCTCACCCGCTCCCTTAAGCCCAGTAATCATTTCTTTCAGTGGTACTAGGTGAGCTTTTATGCCCTCCCTTAGCTTATCTCTAGTCGCTACTACTATTGTATTCTGTGAGACGATCTCCTGTCCAAGTTTACGCGCTTCAGCGGCTGATAGCTTATCACCTTCTCGCGCTTGCTTTTGTAGCTCAACCTGCTCAGAGAGTGCCTGCTGATGTTTCTTCATAGCTGGTAAAAGATTTTTACTCATTGATTTCTCAAGAGCATCTTTAGCAAACTGAGCTAGGATAGTCTGCTCAGTAAACGCCAATAGATCATCAGTTGCCGGTACTACTCCCTTTTCAGCGAGGGCCTCAAGTTTACTAGCAAGATCAGCACTAGCCGCCGCCATATTCTCTTGTGCTTCTTCAGCCTCTTGAGCGGCCCCACTAATCAACTGATAGACCTCATAGAGTCCATAGAGAGCGCCGGCGACCGCCGCTATTGGCCCGAGTAGGCTAGCCCATGCCGCCATGCCTGCAGTCCCTGCCGCCGCAAAAGCAGTGCGTAAGCCTACGACTGAAGCCATGGTGGCGCTAATACTTCCTGTGAGTTCTCCAAGGCCCTCACCTAGCTTCTCATTATCTGTGCTGAATCGCTCAGCCATTTGAGAAGCTGTGTCACCTACTCCCTCAAGACCTTCCATGATCCCTTCAGAGTCAAAAGCCTCAGCCATACCAGAGGCAGCCTCACCAACACCGCCGATTTTACTAATGGCCTCCTTATCGCCTTTAACTTCTAGTTCAATCTCAACTGTATTAGTTGCCACTTCTAGCCTCCTTCATTGCTCGCTCTTGCGCTCTATAGATCGCTTGCTCTGTGTTTGAGTGTAGCACATCAATCGCTTCAAGTAGAGCACACGATGGTTTAGGGTATGTGTCCTTGATAGTGGCTAACCCTGCTCTATGTCTATGATAAGCTGTGATGATAGGAGCTACTCGATTAGACCCTGCCACTGGGCAAGATCTAACTCTGTAATCTGAGAAGGCCTCACCACAGTCCGGAGCTACTCGATAGCCTGGAACGTATAGACCTTGATCATCTTCTTGAACTAATGGAAGACCACGCTTAAGCGGCCCCCCACAGTTACCTCTGAGAGATCTTAGACCCTTCTTAGCTTGGCACTGTTCACACGACCAAGCGCGACTCCCTGAGTGACTGAGCCACACTGAAGCCGCTAGCGCTATTTTCCCTCAGTACCTAGCAGGCTAATCCGTTGGATGTGTGCGACTAGCTCAGCCATGACTGTCAGCCGGTGGCCGTCCGGTCTGATTAGGTTTATCTGATCAACACTAGCAGGCTCACCGCTAATGTGTGTCAAGGAGCTCCTCACCATCTCAGTATACACTCTTGATAGATAGGCTTGATAGTCAGCCATAGCTGTTCTCTCATCATCAGTTAGGGCATGATGCCATCGAGCTTTCTCTTGGGTATCGCTTGGAGATTCTACCCAAAGGATCCTACCAAGCTCTGATCGAGAGTAAGCACCCGCTCTTACTTCAGCCTCTTCACGCTCAGAAGGTGATAGGGCCTTTATGGTAAAGCGTGTTGCACTTTCTTTAACCTCGCCAAGGTCATTGAGGTCACCACTAGATAAGTAAGTTGAGCGCTGTTCATCACTACACTCAACTGACTTATCACAGGTCACCACAACGTCAATAGAAAGGTCAGCCGATGTCAGGAAGGTCAAGGCCATGGTTTATACTCCAAGAGCAATTCTAAATGGAGAGTTACCGGCGTTATCCTCATAAGCTAATGTTGAGAAGTCGCCGGCGTATCGAGACTGCTGATAGGTCAACTGCTGTCTTACGATATCGTTACCACTTACATCATAAGCGGAAGGATCACCGGTGAGCATAGCCGCCGGTAACATGATGGCACATCCTTGGCCGTCACCTTGTGGACCTGTCCCGACTAATACCTGTCTCACTGTTCGATTAAAGTAATCGTTGGCGATGGTGGTATTGGGAGAGGATAGAGTTAAGGAGAGCTCAACAGCTACATCACTGATATCCATATTAGACATCGCAAGGATAGAGTTGGAGTGACCAAGTGGTGTGAGTGTGTTGGTATAGCTGAGGCTGAATTCTTCACAGTCAACAGCGATTCGACCGAGCTTATCACCTGCTGTCGCATTGACTAGGCTTGAGGGCGAGGTAGATGAGAGGACAACATATGACCCTCTAAACAGTGGAGCCGCGCCAGTGTTGTAACTTGGTTCGATAGGTCCACTCACGTTTCCATGATCGTCTGTGATGTATGCACATTGAAAAGTAAACTCAGCTATAAGGCGGCCACTATCCAGGCTGATGTTCATTGACTCCATCACGCAACCAAAAGCCTCAGACCTAAAGTCAACACCGTCAACTCTAAACGCCACCGAGTTATCGTATGAGCCAGTTGAGTTACGACTTGGAGTGTACCAAGTTTGGAGACCTCTGACAGCGTTGTAACTATTAGCAGAGAAAGCAGGTGAGATCGTAACATCACTCGACGCATCAGCGTTGTCTGTAATCGCTGAGTATTCAGCGCGACCTGCCAAAGTAGTCGAGATCAATGTCCCAATATCAGCGACCGCTGGAGCGCTACCCGGCGTGTAAGTGTTAGCGTCAACCGCTGTCACGCTGTCACTTAATACGCTTGGAACTTTGGTTTTGAAGCCTGCACCGAGTAGTAAACCAAGGTAGTTGGCAGCGTATGTATCAGCCGCTGACCCAATGGTGGTGAGGTCAACTCGGCAAACAATCTGACCGGTACGGCGGCGAACCCTTGAACCGCCTGAATAAACGGTGTCAGGCTCAGGTGGTACGAAGTAGGAACCATCACGCGCGTCATTTCTCTCACTCGCTACCGGTTCACCTGGTATGATGATGGGGTCACGCTCGCAAGGGATTGAGATATAAGTTAGTCCACTGTTTGAAGGAAGACCGGTAGTCGCGTCAAGAGATCCAAAGGAGCTTTCAACGGCGATAGATAAAGAACGGTGAGTGACTGCCATGGTTAAGCCTCCAGATAAAGCAGGTCATAAGGTAAGACTAAGATGAACGCTAGCCGCTCACCTTGCTGATCAGTGATTGATTCTAGCCTAGCATCAAGAGGAATCAAAGAAACGATACCTGTATTAGCTAGATCATATTGAGGCCCCTTCAACGTATTGATGAGGCTTGAGGTATCTTCATTTATTTGGCGAGTGAGGAAGCCTGCGTCTTGAGGTATATCATACCGTACTCGACAGTTGACTCTAACTCGCTTGCGACCACTGAGACCGGCGGCCCCATCATCCAAAGCTAAGCCATCAAGAGTCATCTCAAAGTAGCGTGTTGAGTTCGCTCTCTCTTCAAGTGGTGAGGCATAGCCGCCGCCTCTATTGATAGCGACAAAGCCATGATGCAGGTCAGTCTTTGGGGTGATTCCCTCAACTAAGTTTTCAAGATATGTGAGCGCTGAGAATGTGCCTTGACTCATTTGAGCTTGCTCCTTAGGTCGATCTCAAAAGCCTTAACTAGAATATCAACATCTTTATCAGTTAGGCCAATGAACTCACGATCCTCATTAACATAATAGCCATATTGGGCCTCACTTGTTAAGCCCACCTTGAAGCCGTTCTGACTAGCTTCTAATACTACAAAGTTATTCATCATGTTACCTGAGAGCACTAGATCAACTTCAGCGCTATCACTTCCACTCCCTCTTTGCCTACTCTCTTCTTTATACTGTTGATACCCTCCGGAGTAGTAGACACTAGCGCCGCTCTTTGATGGCACACCGCCCTTGGGTTTAAGACGAGCTCCTTTCGTGGGAACTGAGAGGGGAGCAGTAGAGTAATCTTTAAACGCTTTTCCATTTGCATCAATGCCTTTACTCGTCCTCAGCTTCACAGTGGCGACTGTATTAAGAGCAAGCCTCATTGAGTCCTCAGCGGTGAAGAGGCCCTTAGGTAAATTCAGCGAGACCTTGACTCCCATTAGTGTCTCATCCCTCTAGCAGGTGTGAAGAATGAATCATTAGAGTTCTTGGTGTATGTTTTCCAAGATGCTCTAAAGTCACGCGCTGAACCGCCTACTTTACTAAGGTTCTCCTCACCCTCATCAATCACCCCATCACCATCAATGTCTATAGTGACAGAGCTTAGAGCGTTGTTAAGTAGATCATCACATCTAGCTCTCATCGCTTCAGCCACATCAAGTTGAAGATTCAATTCATAGACTCTAGCCGCCGCACAATAAGCATGAGCTAACTTGAAACTCTCTGAGTTAAAGACCTCATCTTCAGTTAGGGAATCGGCTGATAGATGGTTTCTAATATTGAGACCGATCTCATCAAGACTTGCTTTGATCTGAGCTTTGAAGTCAGACTGTCTTCGTGGGATCATGTCGGCTAGGTTTGCAAACGTCGCCACTAGCTCATCATGATCAAGCCCAGTGTTAAAGGGTCTCGGTGTGACTTTGAGCGTTCCCTTCTCTAGTCGCGTATGATTCTGTGAACCAAGATCAGAACTATAGTTAATATTAAAAGCATAGTACCCACTGACCCCGGTGACCGCCGCGCTTGTGATGGTTGCATAGTACATCGAGAAAACCAAAGTGGCTGATGAGCTCAAGTCGATCTCTCTTGGCAGTGGTTCGGCTAGTATAGCGCTAGTGCCAACAACTCTTGAGATAGTCACTGAGAACCAAGTATCACCATCGGTGACTAGGTAGCCCTTGGCTTGGTCTCGCTGTAATGAGTCAGCGCTTGCGCTAAGTGTCAATGTGCGCCGGTCGCTAGCGATGGCGGTGACTGTGCTGTCAGACCTGCTCTGAGTCATAGCCACTGAGAAAGCGCTTGAGCCCCCTGTCACTGACAAAGTGGGTGCTGCGCTTAACGGTGTTGGAGCGTTCCACTCATAGAGATAGTCTTGACCTGTGATTGCTTTTCTCATCTCACCTCGCTTTACTGTTTGCGCTCTTGATGTCGCTCGTCTTAGCCCTGTCAAGATCAGCCGCTTCAACAAAGCCAGCTGTAACAGGTGACCAACTATGTCTGCAATTATAACCGCCGCCGCTTGTGATTACACTTAAACCTTGACCGTTATTAAGTCGCCTTATCTGTGACTTGCTCACGACAAGATCAATGAGCTGTCTACAGAATGGCCTAGTGATTCCATCCCTTGGCCCTGTGTAGAGATATAGATTAAGGTCAGCGGCTTCAGCGGCCACCGCTGTTATTCCTCGACCGTATTGACTGATCCTAGTCTTGACTTCGGTGAGCTGTCGACCTTCTGACCGCTTCAACCTCTGCTCAAGATTGCTCATGACTATGTTGACCGGTACATCAACAATGAGGTCTTTTAGACTCTCATTAATCGAGCGCTTGAAGTCAGGTAGTATCACATCATCAAAGACCCCGGTCACCGCTGTTGTTTGAATGCTATCGAGTTGAGCGCCGATCTGATCAAACCCAAAACTGGGTTGGACTGCTTTCATTGCTCGCTCAGCGGCTAGCCTTATGGCCTCTTGTTGTTCGATGAAGTCCTCTACCGCCAATCCAAGTCCACTTTGTAGAATGAATTCTAGTAGCTGTTCATCATTAAGATTAAGAAGAGACAGAGGACTAGCCGC